TCAAAAACTGCCCTGCGCGGCGCTCTGGTCGCCCTGAACACAGGACACAAGAGCGGCATATCTGGCCTTGAAGATGTCCATAAGGACTTGCACCGCTCGGCCCTGCTGCACCGCGTTCCCCTCCTCGGTCGCGTCGTCCACCATCTTGATGCACACAGCAACATCTCCCATTGCAATAACAGCGCTTTCAACATCTACTCGGTTCATTGTGAAAATCTCCCTTCAAAACAAATCCCGGCGGGCTTTCTCTGCGCCGCCGGGTCAGCGGTTCAATATCAGGCGTTCAGGGGCTTCACTTGGGAGGCTCCAAAGAACGATGCTCGGTAGGTCTGGCCGTCGCCCTTGCTGCTGTGGATGAGAACCACTTGGAACAAAGCCTTTGTGCCGTGCAGGACTTCATAGCCTGCGGCTTTCCAACCTGCCCATGTGTTCACCTGCTCGGCCACGCCTGCGGCCTGCTGGGCTTTCTCAATGCGCTGGGCGTTGATGGGTTCGGCCTTTGCGCTGTTCCATGCCCTGTGCAGGCACTCACCAAAGGCGGCAACGCCTTTCCGGTACAGCTTCCACGCCTTGTGCATGATCTCCGAAAGATTGTATTTTTTCATACTGTCCTCGCTTTACATTGCGGGCCAGCCCTGCTATACTGGGCTTGACCCTGTTGTTGGGTTTGGCTCGGTGTTGTAGTTGGTAGCTCTCACCGGGTCATTTTTCATATACAGCGGCGGGAGTGGGTTACTGACTTAGCATGCGTTCACGGCTTACAGCGCTTCCGGTTCTTACTTCGCCCCTTGCCTTCCGGTCGTGCTCCCTTGCTGTGATTCTATTATAGTACTGTTTACCGTACAAGTCTATTGACAGATTCAACAAGGTTTACAGTGTATTTCTGTGCATATTTGTACTGTAAACCGTTCTGCTTTTATGGTATACTGTTTACAGAACAGGAGGGAAAGCAATGGTTACTGAGGCAAGAAAAAGAGCTAATGCCAAATGGGACAAAGAAAACATGGTCGTTCTGGCCTGCAAGGTCAAGCGGGAAACGGCGGAACAGTTCAAAGCCGCTTGTGCTGCGCAGGGGACAACGTCCAATGCGGTCTTGCAGCAGGCCGTGAAAGCCTATTTGGAAGAACACCCCGCGCCGGAACAACCCCACACCGCCGGGAATGCCCCGGACGATGACACAGAGGCCCGGCGGGCCGCACTGCTGGAAAGTATCAAAGGGCTGTAAGGCTGGGAAGGATGTTGAACGATGCCAGACCACGCCAAACAGGTAGGCGTACTGTGCCAGCGCGTAATTGATCTTCTGGGGCTGTCCATGACAGAGGGGCAGAGTATTCTACTCGGTGAATCTAATATAGCCCACATGGTTAGCCGCCACCCGGCGGATTTTGCCCTCTATGGGGAATATATCCCGCTGATTCTGGCCGCACCGGACTATGTGGCCCTGAACGCAAAGGACGGCTCGATTGAATACGTCAAGGAAGTGCAGGTGAACAGTGTCTATGTCAAGGTCGCCGTCCGCGTTTCTGCGCGGGGTCAGCTCTTTGCCCGGTCGGTCTACCGCCTGAATACAAACCGCGTTCTAAACTTCATTGAAAAAGGCACATTGAAACGATACTAAACGAACCAACATGAATTGACATTTTTTCGTGTTCTGGTATAATAGACTTGCAAAGAGAACCAGAGGACGGAACAGGCAGCCGTCACCCATCGTTAGGAGATGCGGGAAGCGTCACCCCGCCTGATTCTCGAACAGAAAGAGGCCGTTGCAGAGATGCAGCGGCCTTTTGCTATCACTATGGGGTGAGCCAGATGCACCCCACCGGTAGGGAGGCGGCATTGTATGAGAATCGTAAAAGTTGGAGAAAGCTATATCTGTCCGGTCTGCGGCAAGTACACGTTTGAGTATGCCGGGGACTTTGATATTTGCCCGGTGTGCAACTGGGAAGATGATCTTTGCCAGCTCGAAAACCCGGATGAAGAAGACTGTGCCAACCACATGAGCTTAAATCAGGCCCGCGAGGCGTGGGCGCATGGTCGGCGGGTCGATGAATGGGAAGACGAATAACCCGCCGGGCGGGTACAGTATGGAGGTCGTAACGCTGCGGCCTCCTTTTTGTTTTGCCTGTGCATACTCTCGCAACGTCTGGCAAGTGCCTAGAACGGGCGATGCACTGCCCGGCGGGAAAGTTGATGCAGACATAAAGAAAAGCCCTCACGCCTCTGTTTCTGAGGCCGTGGGGGCTTCGTGGGTCATGCGGCGAGTAGGTTACTCACCCACAACGCCGTTGTTGCAGGTTGCCGGGCCGGGGTTGTCGTGGTACTCCATGCGCAACTGTGCCTTGCCGTGTTCGTCGATGTAGGGGAGAATGCAAAGGGTGTCACACTGGATTACACCGTCTTCGTCCTCCCATGCCGCCATCTCCACGAACAGTGCGCCGCACTCCTCATGGATGGCAGCAATCTTTGCGCCCTGCACCAGCTCTTCAACTTCGGGCAGCGTAGTGTTTGCGTATACGGTCATTGTACAACTTCCTTTCTCTGTGTGGATGTATCTTCAGAGATGCCGGATTGCATCCCTTGAACCTGTTTTGTGGGGCTGTCCGCCGGACAGTCACGCGGACTGTCTGTGGACGCTGAAAAAATTTGCTTGAAAATTAGTTGATGCTATGGTTGATGCTATGATAGAATAGTAGATGATATAATTATAGCAACGGGACTTCTTCATATCGTTCCGGGCATGAGATAGGAACCAGCGGTGCTTTGGTAGGGTGAGCCGCTGGTTCTTTTTTTGCCCTTTTTCGGTGACGGCACAGTTTTGTGCAGTCGGACGGCTCAGGCTTGAGCAGCCTAATGGGCGCAAGATTGCGCCCATTGAATACCGCAAGATTTGGCGGCGTTCACACTCCGGCGATGGCTGCGCCCTCGGTGGAGCTGATACCAGTGCGGATGTATGAGCCTGCGCCGGTGTTCCCGGCGGCGCTCAGATACGGGGTCACTTCCTCGAAAGCATCAAGGCAGGCCCGCAACTCGCCCTTGTACTTGCTGTATGTCCTCAGATGCCGCAAGGCCCGCCGGTGCGCTTCGCTGGCAGATGCCCGGCTACTGTAGCCAGCAAGTAAGGCAGCAGTAACCAGAGGGACGTTGTGGAAATAATGCTCGGCCAACAGGACGCGGTAGCCGTCGGGCAAGCCGTCCAGCGCGGCCAGAATGACCCGCCGGGCGTAAAGAACAAGGTCTCTGTACTCCACGCTTTCCAGCTCTGCGGCTGCGCCTGCATCCTCCAACGTGTCCTCAAGGGTGATACTGTCCTCGTTCGAGTATAGGGCCTCTGCGGTGCTGTCGGCATATTGTAGGCCATCCCGGCGGCTGGTACGCACCCCTGCTTCTTCTGCAAAGCGCTTTTGTAGGAAGTATTTCAGCAGGGTCAGGAAAGATTTCTCTCTCGTCTCGTCGAATGCCTGCACGGTGTCATAGACGGCGAAAAAGCCAGCTTGCACAAGGTCTTCGGCGGTCGTCATGCCGGCTGTGTGGTTCTTCGCATAGTAAACGGCCTTTTTCTTGACAAAGCCTTTCACCGCGTTCCATAAGTCCAAAAGCGTTTCCTCGCTGCCGTCTCTGGCACGGACAGCAAGCGCATTCAATTCCGCTTTCTTCAGATTATCGCCTCTTTTTTCGGTTATACGCGTCCATGATGGCGTTAAATTCTTCATCGCTCAGGTCTTCCATAAGATGAACAGCGCCGCGCAACTCCTCATCACTCCAGCCGTCAAACTCATGCCCTGCACCGCTCTGATCGCTGTTTTCTTTCCGGGTACGTTCTACTATCAGCGCCTTTGAAAGAAGTTCGGAGGCTTTCAGGCGGTCAGCCGGTTTTGATGCCTGATCTCTCATTGTGACCGTCCAAAAGCTGTATATCTCCTCAAGGGTGGCCGTGTTCTCGGCGATGATCTGAGCGTTACGCTGGGCCAGATATTCCCGAATGTCAGCAAATGTCAACAACCGCTGGCCGATGCTGCGGGCGCTTTTGGGGCTGTACCCGGCTTTTATTGCGGCCTCGGTGGCGTTGCCGCTGAGAAGGTAGGCTTCACAAAAAGCCCGCTGCCGCTGGTTCATCGTGTACCGTCTCCCGGCGGGTCAAGTGTGGTCTGATCGCCGCACTGGGCCAGCGCTGCACCGACTGCCGCCAACTTTCTGAGGCTGGCAAGTCCCCGCGCCTGTTCCCGATGATAGAACCGGGCCAGCTCTTGACGGCCTTTTTCTCCCTCCGCCGGGCGGAAGTACCCACCGGGGCGCGTGGTGGTGTACAGCACAAAGAGGCCGTTTTCCAGCTCCTGCGCTGCCATTGCCCGGCGCTCTCTCCTCGTGATACCTAACCGTCGTCCTATCTCCTCGCCGGGAATGGCGTTTTCTTCCCCTACGGGCAGAATGTCATAGATTCGCATTGTGCATTCCCTCCTGTCTGGCCGCTCGGTGTCTGATGGTCACCGGGTGGCTTTATGTTTTTTCGCTCCCGCAAAATGCGGCCTATCTTCCTGCAAAATGAGGGAACACGTTCCCGCAAAATGCGGTAGATGTTCCACAACCTTCCCGCAAAATGCAGGAACCAGTGAATTTTTTGCCGTTTTGCCTTCCCGCAAAATGCGGGACATATTCTAGATATAGCCATGTATGCGGTTTTGAATGGACAAAATCTAAGGCGGTTCTTTCTGCTTCTATTCTATCGAAAACTGGTAGAGGTCCGCTTTCCGGAGATTTGAATTGTGGGCACAACATTTGATGAAGCCTTTTTGCTCTAGTTCTTTTACGGCCCGGCGCAAGCTGTCCTCACTGATGCCGTATTTTTCAGCAACCCGGCGGGGGAATGCGAATGCAAAATTTTCGCTCTGTTGGCCGCGCTCTTTCATCATGCCGATGTAGGTTTTATATGCGCTCCCTGTCAAACCTGCAAAAGCTGGGTCTTGGAGCAGGTCAGCATACAACTCAACGTACGGCAATCGTGAACCGTTCGGACTCTTTCCGCCGGTGCGGCCGGTTTTCCAGAATGGCACATCTTTCTTTTTCGTTGAGGACATTTTTATTTACCCGTGACGGCTTTCCAGCTCCGCCGGATCGTCGCCCTCGTTGAAGTAGTCGGCGAGGCTGTCCATGTTGATCAACCAGCGGTTGCCAGCACAGACAAAGCGAACCTTACCAGCGCGGCAGAGATTCCGCAAGAAGTATTCAGAGATGCCGAACTTGGCGGCAGCGTCCTTCACCGTTGCCATAGTCGGATATTTAACCGCATTACTCATTGCGTTCACCTCCGTTTAGCTGCTTTTTGCTTTCTCGGTCAAGTTCTTCATTCAGAAGTGGAACATTGACCAAAAATTTCTTTCCGCACCAGATGCCGGGGAGCTTTCCTTGTTTGTGCATCTTTCTCAACCTCGACTCAGTCAAAAAACCGCTCTCGGCTAGTTTTCGTATCGGCACAAACTTTTCTGCTTCAGTCAATTTTTATCATCTCCTGTTGTTGATTTTTGTTTTGTGCTATGCTATTATTGTGTCACGGAATGTTGATTTTGTAAACATTCAAAATTTAGTTTGATTGATTTATCAATATAAAGTTTTCTTTTCAAAATAATAAGAATGTGGTGACTAATCATGCAGAACAATGTTGATTCCTCCGAATTGAACAAGAAATGCGGCGAACGACTCAAACAGGCAATATTGTCAACAGGTACGTCACAAAAGGATTTTGCGGAAAATATCGCCCATGTTACGCCTGTCCATCTTTCTGCTGTCATTCGAGGAAAGCGTAAACTCACGGAACAGCTTGCCGCTTTGGCAGCAGATGCAGCCGGAGTGCGTAAGGAATGGCTTTTGTGTGAAGATGATTTCAAAACTGAGGCAGAGAAGGAAGAAGCCGAACAGTGGGAAATACTCCGCCCTGATGGGCCTGCGGTGACAACGCTTTTACTCAAAAGGCTGCTTGATAGAATACTTGCAAGTTCCGCAAAAGATTACGGCATTCAGGTAACAGAAAATCAGCAAAATTTGCTTTTTGCTGAAGTTTATCACTATACGGATTATCTGATTGAACGAATGATGAAGGAGGCGCTAAAGAATGGCTCAGATTGTGAAGCGAAAGAATAAAAACGGCTCAACATCCTACCTGTTCCGGGTGTCTACCGGGTATGATCGGAACGGCAAACAGGTCACAACGTCCCGCACCTTCACCCCTCCGCCCACCTTGACCGGGCGCAAGCTGGAAAAGGAAGTGCGCCGGCGGGCAGATGAGTTTGAACAGGAAGTACATAACGGTCTTGCTCTCGATGCAGATATGAAGCTGGATGACCTGATAGACCGCTGGTTTTCGGAGTACATCGACAAAAAGTATAAGCCCAAAACCGGGGTAGAATATCGGTATCTTAGGCCGCGTATCTCTGCGGCGCTGGGTCACATGAGGGTAAACCAGATAAGACCCTCGCACCTGATGGCCTTTTATTCCAGTCTGGAAGAGGCGGGAGCGCGGCGGGATTCTGTATATCTGGCAACGCCTGCCCTCCTCAAGGAGCTGCCACGCGGTAAGCGGCAGGAGACCGCAAAGGCTGCGGGCGTGGGTGGGCGCACAATGACCTGTGTTTGCAACGGTACGCCGGTAAGCCGTGCCTCAGCTGAGAAGGTAGCCCGCGCTGCCGGGGTGATCTTCTCCAAAGCATTCACCGAACAGGCCAAAGAGGGCGGCAAACTCAACGGGAACACGGTGCAGCACTATCACCGGATGTTGTCCAGCGTCTTCACAAAGGCTGTGCAATGGGGCATTGTGGAGGATAACCCGGTAAAGCGGGCAGAACCGCCAAAGGGAGAAGCTGTTGAAGTGTCCTATCTGGAAGATGCCGATGCCGCGCGGCTGCTGGCTGCGCTGCATGATGTTCCGCCACAGTACAGCGCTATGGTGCAGCTTGGTTTGTTCACAGGGATGCGCCGGGGCGAGATTTGCGGCCTGCGCTGGTCTGATATTGATTTCAATGCTTCCACCATCTCCGTAAACCGCACAGTGGAATACATCCCGCACGAGGGGCTTATCTTCACCGCACCAAAAACCAAAGCGTCAAACCGTACATTCAAGGTAGGTGCAAACTGTATGGATATGCTGAGGGAGTACCAGCTCTATCAAAAGGCGGAACGGCTGCGCGTTGGGTCGATGTGGGCGCGTACTGTGCAGGTGGAGAACGGAAAGACGGTGCAAAATGACCTGTTGTTTACCAGCTGGGACGGAACACCCTTTGATCTGGAAAGATTAACAACATGGTTCCCGCACTTCCTGCGGGCGCATGATCTCCCGGCGGTGCACTTCCACAGCCTGCGGCACACTTACGCAAGCCTGATGATAGCCGCCCACGTTCCCATCACAACGGTTTCGGGCCGTCTGGGCCACGCTCAGACCTCCACCACCACGGATATTTACGCGGGGTTCATCCGCACAGCAGACGCGGCAGCGTCGGACGCAATGGAAATTGTTTTTGACAACATCCGCGAAAAGAGCCGGGCATAAAAAGAGCGGGCAAAGGCCGCTGTATAATACATCTGTCCGCTTTATCGCACCGCTGTTTTGTGCGTTATTTGTGCGTTATTCATCCAAAATGAAACAAAACCAAAGGGAATCGCTTTGAATAAATATGACGGTGATTCAATATAAAATAAGACGATTTGCAACCATTCAATCCGATTTTGGGCATATTTGGGAGCAGGAGGCCGCGAGTTCGAGTCTCGCCACTCCGATAAAAGGAAAAACCGCGAAGAGCTGCAGGAACATCTGCGCTTTTTGCGGTTTTTTGTTCTGTATTTTTGCTTAAAAGCCGACTGGAATGCACATAAAAAGTGTGATATACTTATCTCACAAACTAACCAAAATCAGGAGGTATCCCGCCATGCCCAGACCCAAAGGAAGCAAGAATAAAGTCAAGACCACTAAAGTGACCGCCGACTTCGCCGCACAAATCGCAGCAAAGCAGGAAGAGAAAGCCGCCGTGGAGGCTGAGATTCTGAAAGTGGCTGCCAGCATCGAAGAGCTGAAGACCGACGTCAAGTCGCTGAACGCCGACCTGAAAGCCAAAAAGGCCTCTGTCAAGAAGCTCGACAAAGAAGTAGCCAAGCTGGAAGCCAGACAGGCCGCTGCCGCCCAGAAAGCCGCCGAGGCATCCAAGAAGGCCGAAGCCGAGGATGTGCTGAAAAAGCTCCTCGCCAGCGGTGTGAGCGCCGACGAAATTCTTGAGAAGCTGAAATAA